AGTAGGTAAATCAAATCCAAAACCTGCAGGCTCTGGTGGACCTTTCATTCTATTTCTCATAGCTTCTAAACCTGCAATTCTTTGCCACATTTGTTGAAATGCATCCATACCTTGCATACCCCCCATACCATAACCGAAAGGACCTGTATTCCCTTGATCTAGATTTTTTCGAGCAGCAAACATAGCTTGTGGATTATTTACAAGATCACTACTAAAGTAATTACGTTGACCTTGACCCATTCCTCCAATTAGTTGTCCAGGAGTTTTTGGTACCTTTACCCCATATTGATTACGGTAATGTGTGTCAGTAGTAGGACTATAATCTTTTGCCATAATTCTAATCTCCTTACCATTACTCCTATTATTGTAATAAGTAAATTCTACCCTTATTTAATATAATTGTCTACTTCTATACCCCAATCATTTGGTCTACTGAACATTTACTAGCAATTGTATCACTATAGTCAAATGATGCTAATTGAATTTCAGGATATGCGTCACATATAGCATAAGTGAGTTCTGCACCGAATGGTGAGTATTTTGCTCTTTTGATTTCGTTAGGATTAATACCATCGTATGGATTTCTTGGATCCCATACTAACCATCCAGCCATTTCATCCGCTTGGGATTGTTGTAATGCTTCAAGATTTTGATAGTCAACAGCTAATTCCTTTGCCATAGTGTCTGCTTTATAGCTCATTACATCACCAAAACCACCCACTACTTTCATCGCTAATTCGGCATAATCCCATTGACCAAGATCACTGAAATTAAATTTCATTCCAGTATAAGTCATATCTGACAGAGAATATGTAGAACCCCCAGAACTAATTGTATTTAAACTACCTCCTCCTTGTCCTATTGTTGCTCCGCCTGTAGTACCATAACTACCTGATGGAGCTCCCATTGAAACACCTGGATCCCATGCTGTTATAGCTACCATAGCAACTAAATTAAGGATCATTGCAAGTTCTGGATTATCTCCTGCTATTTCTGTAATAATCATTTGAATAAAATACTGAGCAGCCATTTTTATAAGCATATTTGGTAGAGCTTGTATAAATGCACCTATCATTATACTTAAAGCTCCAGTAAGCGTTGAAGCAGCAGCCATGTCAGCAAACATTGTCATCATGACGCCAAACCCTTCTTTGAGCATTGGGTATGCGTAATAAGCTATAACTACAATAATAATAATCATTACTAAAGCAGTTAACCAACTCATGCCTTCATGCACAATTTTTTCATAATGAGCTACGTATATTGATGCATGAGCTCCCGCTAAAAATATTCGACTAACTTTATCATTAGATAAGTCTTTGATAAAATTATGAATAAATGGGACCATTAAATCCCCTTTATTCCCAAGATTAAATTTAATTACCTTAAACTCTCCAGTAGCTCCATCAACAACCCTACAAGAAGCAATCGGAGCAACTACTGTGTAAGCATCTAATCCTGAAGGTTTGCAACAATAGTAAGTTATTGATTGTCCTACAGTTGTCTCATGTGAAGCTGCTTCAACTAATCGTAATGTTCCTGAACCATTATTTTCATAAACTAGATCAGGAGTTAAATATTTTAAATCAGCAGTAGAACCATCTGCTTCTTGTAAAACAGGGGAGGGGTTGTTATAAGACATGCGTTCAGTTACTTGTAGCCAATTAGTAGCTTCTCCACTAGTAGTACCTGGATTAGGCACACCATTGCCGTCTAGGAAGTCTTGTACTTCATCTAAATCATCTGCTTTATATCCTACGTTGTAGGTTCCTTTTCCAGAAGAAACGTAGTAAAAGTATTTTAAAAGCCCATCATCTCCAAATTTAGACATATCTGAATAATATATGCCATTTTCAGGACTTCCACTATCTGCGTCAATATCAACTAAGCTAGTATGTTCGTATGTAATATATGACCACTGATACGCTAATTTATTATCGTCTGTTGTAATTAATATATTATTCTGTGGTTTATCATCTCCTGTTGGAGAATTGTTATAAGTACCTTGTGTAACTCCTTGTGAGGGATATAAATTCTCAAACATATTATATAAATATGACAGCCCTGCTTGAGAGGTATCCCACATACGTACACCAAAATTTACATAAACATGATCTAAATCTCCTAAAGCAACACCTGATTCAGTTAAAATTGTGTCAAGAACTTGTTCAGCATCTAAATGGATCCTAGCTAATAGATCTTCTATTTGCTCAGCTTTAGTTGCACCAAAAGTAGTGTAATTAGAATTACTTAGTCTTAATGGAATGCAAGGAAGTGCTTCAATAGTAGCACCATCTTCATCAATAGGATTTTCTACTTCATCTAAATCCGTGTATACTCCAGTACCCACTTTATAGATAAATAGGTATTGTCTAGAAGGAGCGCTATCTCTGTAATAAAATGAAACATAATGTAATTGAGTAGGTTTAGTAGGTGCTGTGTACGGGAGAGTTATGGTTACTCCTGAAGAGTTATACGCTTCAATTGTATAAGTATCTGGAACTGCATTATAAGAAATTGTACTAAGATTAACCTCCCAGCGCATATCAGCTAATACATCATCTGAAGTAGCTATTTCACTAGTTATATCAATATCATAATGATTAGCGGAGGGGGTTACAGTAACAGTATCCCCAGCAGGAGTAGCTGGAGAGGTAGTAACTTCACGATATTCTGTACCTAATGCATTAGTTCCTACATTATACTCTTTATTTTCTTGAAGCCAGTATTGAACCCAATCTTTTGCAGATAATGCTCTTAGATAAGACCCTTCAGGAGTACATGGAACACCATTGAGAGTATTTAACGCAGCTGTTAATTCAGTATAATCTATAGTTAGAATATAAGATTCTACAGTAGGGAAATTTTCAAAATAATTCCCATTGTCAATAAAATCCATGAACTCTTTAACATTTCCTTTAAGACTACGAAATGCAAGATGATAGATTAAATTACTAGCAATATCTCGTTCAGCAATAATAGATGAAAGAATTGAATTTAGGAGGGGGTTTTTCTTATCGACATTATCAAACAGAGGAATATTATGGACTTCATAATATTCAATAATTTGGGTATACCCGCTATCCCAGCCGAGAAGTACCATAATCAGCTGTACAACCATCTCAACTACTTGTACAACAGCTTCAACTATATATACAATAACGTCAACTATCGCTGAAAAAATGTCAGCTATAAAACCCATTAAACGCCTCCTATCCAGTAGGTTCGGCGTTAGCTATTTGAGTATTAACATTACCTGTACCAGTTGGATTAATAGCGGTTACTTGTGTGGCTGCTATGCCTGCTGTAGAAACATTAATACTCCAGGCATCTAGAATAGTTTTAAGATATTTTTGATCGGCATTCCATTTAAATCCTTTAGCCTGTTCAACAGCTAAAGCAGCTTGTGCTCCCATAACGCTAGTAGCGCTAGGAGCTACTTTGGTAGCCTTATCAGTTTGTGCAAATTCAGTAATTTCTTTCTGAAATAGCAAAGACTCTTCAGCATTACCCTTTTGCATTCCTATTGTGTAAGCTACAGCTTGTTGTACAGTAGCTTGCATTGCTGTTAAGTATACTGTTGCGTAATCACTACCAGTAATTCTACCTAGATTAAATTGAGCAGCCATATGTGCATTGACAGTTTCCATCATATCGTCAAATACACCGGTACCTGTTACTACATTACTTGCATCTGTAGCAACGCCAGCAGTTAAATCAGCAATAGTAATAGCCATATTTATACTCCTACACTAAATCCTGCTGCGCCTTGTCTAGCAGCAAGTTTTTCTAATTCCTCTCTAGTAAGAGGATCTAAAATTCGTACGTTAAATTTCTTAGTTAAGTATGGTTCTAAAACTTTCTCGCCATTGTCTTTGGTAACAGTCTTAAATTTTTGCATTTCAGCATGTTCAATTTGACCAAGAATAATTGATGGAACATGCCAACCTTCCTCATTATTAAAAGGTACAAACTTTTTAATCATTTCACCATTATTAATTCCTGAAGCTCCTACAGTAAAGATAAGTCCGGGGTAATTAACCATACCAGGATCATTAGGAGTAACGACTACACGAATAAGTCTCATAGCATGTTGTGTTGGTGTCAAGTTATCCCTCTCTTCTATAAACTTTGCTTTTGCAGCTCTAGATGCTTCAGTAGAACCGGGAAGAGAACCAGGAGGAAGATCAGAAGTGGATTCCTTAATATCCTCTTTGTATGTTTTAGTTCTAACTTGGGCTAATGTAGAAGCAAGCTTCTTTGTTCCAGTTTTATGATGTAACGTAACCCCGTTATCTGTTAATTCCTGTCGAATTTCATCATCTGTCATTGAATTAATGGGAACTGCTACTGTAGTATCTTCCATACTTCCTCCGAATTATAATTTAAAAGAGTGTCCCCCGAGCCCTAAAGGGCTCGGAGGGACGGTCAAACAATATTACTTATATTGCTGCTTTTAATGTCCAAATAATACCAAGACGCTCTGGACGAAGTGCCATAAAACCGTAATACCATTTGATGGAGTAGAACCCTACTTCACCATATGGATCATCCAAAGAAGCAATTTCTTTACCAGGCTTCTTATGGTTAACGGAAAATTTAACACTCTTTCCATCAGTCTGAAAACCGATAGTAGTGAAAGCACCATCGCCAACAACTAGCATTGGATAAACAGTATGAGTACTGTTTTTTCCGGTACCAGCAGTATCAGAAGCAGTTGCACCACCAAATCGATCACTCTGCATTTCTGGAACTACAACAATACGAAATTGATCAATAGAACCAATTTCACCGTGTACGGTATTAGCGGCGTCAGCATACTTTTCTACGCTAACAAAAGCTGAACCAACAACTGAGCCTGCAATATCTTTCATTTTACGTATTACAGGAATCAATTCAGATCCTATGTACATGATACGGCCACCATTAACGGTTTTAGTATCAATCATACGAGAACCACTAATAACTTTCGTTTGCTTAGGAGTTTTGTTGTCATCCAAAGCAATAGAAAGATTCATCAGATCGTTGTAAACAACAACTTCATCAACAGCGAGTTTTAAGTTTGTTCTAGCAGATCCTACTGCAACTGTTGAACCAGCAACAGCATCAGTACCAGGAGCAGAAGAACAAAAGTAAGAAGTACCGTGAGAAGTTGCGGTAGTAATAAGATCTGCCTGAAGCTCAGCTTCAGTAATCTCATTAGCACCAACAAGGGCTTCCTCAACAATGTGTGATAGCAATTCTGAATCAGAATCGAAATCCATTGATTCTTGAGTGTACTCAGTGAAAAAACCACGCTTAAGTAAATTTCCTTCAACTTGAGTACGTGTGAAACCAACTCGGTTAACTCTACCGCCGTGTTCACGGAGAGTTGGGATTTTTCTTTGAATAGCGCCAGTATCTTTAGATGAACCATAAAGATTCTGATCATCTTCTGCAACATCTACTGCACCGGTAGCTGCTATAGCTGCTGCTTCATCATTGTAAGCACTAGCAAGACCAACTAAGTCGCCATTTACATCCCAAGCAGACCATTTACCTGCTGTTAGAACTGCTTCAGCAGCATCGATTCCTTGATCGCCTGTATTCAATGCATCGATCATAGGAACGTAAACATCTTGCTTGATTTTCTTACCCATATGCTTAGGCATCGCACGTACATCAGCCAAAGGCATGAAGTACTGGTGATCCCGAACAGCAATAAGGGCTTTTTTAAAATAATAATCAGAGACGGCTTGTAGGCCTATCCCCGATTCGACCCCACCAGGAGTACTGATAGGAGCGTTATAAGCATTAGCCGTTGATACGGGCATTTTATAACTCCTAATTTAATAGTGATAAATTACCGGACAGCATACTTCTTCATAAATTCTTCATCTGATAAACCTAAAAAATTGTCATCAGTTGGAGCTTTTTTTGTAGTAGTCTGCTTGACCGGTGCTGCCGCTTTTCGTTTTTTATCACGATCAGCCTCAGCTTTTTCGTCAGTTTTACTTGATACTTTGGATGTTCCTTTATCATCAGCATTCTGAAGATCACCATTTTTATGTAGGTGTTCAGCGATTTCTCGATAAGCTTCTACATCAGAAATACCATTTAATTTTCCTAATGATTTTTCTTGTTGTAGTACTGCATTAACTTTTTCGTATACGCCGTTACCCATATGAGTATTAATAATACCAATAATTTCAGGATAATCTGTAATAGTGGATTTACTTTTAGCATCCCACTCTTTAGTTAAAACATTAATTGTTTTACTAAAAGTTTCAGTATCCTTAATTTCATCAAGTATTTGATCTAAATGGTATTCTTTATCAGTAACAGAATAGTTTGTTGGCTGATAATCTGTAGGTACATCCTTATCGATATCTAAAGGATCTATATCACTTTCTTCTATAAGCTTAGCGATAGCTTTAGGATCCTTCTTGGATAAGTCAATTAGATTATGTAATTTTGCTTCATCAAGAAGCTCATTTTTCTCTAACATCTTAATTATCTTCAGATTAGGTTTTAACTGTCCCATCTTCTTCTGATAATTAGCACCCATCTGCATTAGACGGATCATATCCTGAGGGTCCTTAACCTGCATATCAACGCCATTGGCCTTGAAAGGTTCAGATACCTTTTTATAAGCACTTTCGTAATCAAACTCTGTAGTTTCCGGAGTATCCCCCTTCGTATCAGGCGAGTCTTTCTTACCAGTATCAAGAGATTCTGTCGTACCACTATCAGCAAAAGGTTCAGGCTCCTTCCGGGTATCCCCTTCAGGTTGGCTTACTTCTTTTTCTTCAGGTGTAGCTTCAGTTTGCTCCTGTGCTTCACTTACCTCCTCTTCGGAGGTAGCAATCTTATCCTCATCAGTTTGATCTGATGATTCAATTTCTTGTTCAGCTGGCTTTTCTTCTACAGCTGGAGTAGCCTCTTCAGCTAAAAGCTCAGCAGGATCTTTTTCTAAAAATGCTGCATCAGATAAGCCTAAAGAAGTTTGGCTCATACTTTAATCTCCTCAGCTAAAATTTCTTCTCGAGTTTCTTCATGTTCATTTAAAGCTTGATCCATTTCAGCACCACGTCTCATAACTGATTCAATAAAATTAGCTAAAGCTCCAATACCATACTGCATATTATCAATTATTTTCTGTTGATCAGCACTAAGAGAAGCACTCTTAGCCATAACTAATCTAGCTGCTTCTTCTTTAAAATATCCATCATCAATAACATCTTTCCATGGTTCACTAGCTGTTAATTTAACGCAGTTATCCCTTAATGCTCGTAGTTTATTAGCCATATCAATTTGGATTTCAACTTGTTCTAAATCAGTCATACTCCTCCTTGTGTTTTAGTTAATGAATCAAATGCTGTTTTATCAAGATTAGATAATCTATCATGCTCTTTTTCATCCATTTTATCAGCATGTTTTCTAGATTCTAAATCCATTTCTCGCATATCTTTAACTCCAGATTCTTTCTCAACAAAATCAAGATCAGATAAATCAGAACCACTATGCATCTGTCTTGCTTTAGCTTGTTCTGTTGCAGTCTTAGCAGTTTTAAGCTGAACATCAACAGCATTCTCTTGACCCTTAGCAGTTTCATTTTGAACTTGAGCTTGTAATAATGCATTTTCAAGTTGTGCTTTTTGCTGTGCCATAGGATCAGGTTGGGGTTGATATTCAATAATACGTTTAGCTAAATCAGGCATCTTACGTAATTTAGCAATATCAGATAAAACCATAAAACTCATTTCTGGAGGCATAGTGTTACCCATAGTTTGTAACATAAATGCTAATTCACTAGCTTTTTGTTCATCAGCTTCAGCAGTAGATATATTGAGCTTAATATCATACATACCTCCTAAATCATTTCGATTAATAGCTATAAACTGTTCATTAGTAATACGAATAATTTCTTCATCATCTAAGAATTCTGAATTCATAGAAATAACTTTACGACCAATTCTATTTAATCCATTTGAAAGTCTACGTAAAATACCTAATTCTCGCTTAGATGTAGCATCAAGTGCTGATCTAATACCAGTAGCCGTAACTCCTAATGCTTGACCTGAAATGCCTTGTGTAAATGCTTTAACACCTGTTAAAGCTTCAGCATCATTATTCTGCATATTTAATACTTCTAATGCAGATCTAGGAATTTCTGGGTACACTTCCATATGAAATGCTTGTTTAGGATCTACATTAGCATTAAACTTATAGTCCTCACCCCGCTCGAATTTACGTGCATTAGTTACGTCAAGAGCATCTTTTCTAATACCTTGTTGCCCACTAGCGCTACGACCAATAATGTCAATAATGCCGCGAGTAACAGCACCCACGATCTTTTGGT